CGACTACATTGAAATTGTGTCTCCCGACCGGACTCGAACCGACAACAGGCGATGACTAGGAAGTTGGCGCCTCAGCTTCCATCGTGATCATCATAACGCTACTCTACCATTGAGTTACGGAAGACATTGAAATTGGTCCAGTGCGTACCATGTAGACCTACGAGAGGCACTGGGGACAAGCAGTATTACCCTTCGAAGAAGCAGCGAATCGACGCACAATCCATCGTGGTGACTCGCGTAGTATTTGATGGACTTCCGAGGAATCCAACCTCAGAACCGCAACGACATTATTTTACCTCGTCTTCCCAGAGCCCAAATAAGTCAGGACGACCGATACCGAGGGTACAATGTGGTTCCCAGTTGTTCGCAAACAAGCCCAGAATTTGTTACAGTTCGGTAAGGTTATATTTCGGAAGACTGATGATTTGCTTTGAATCTGTCTCTAAATGAACTTGGATGAGACCAGATTTACAACGATTCATGATCACAACCCGCTCGCATATGAATGATCTGGCTTCATACAAACAAGCCAAATCTCGGTAACCATTAACCAAAACAACATCACCAATGTCCATATTTAATACCTCACAAATAAGAGATCGGTGTGGGATTTGATACCCACAGAAGCCTTCATCAGACTCAGAGATTTGGCGTCCCCTTGCGCTACTTACGCAGTTAACCGATCAGAATGAGCGCCCCAGAACTCCGTATTACTAGAGTTGGAATGACAACGGACCCGATGTCCTCTGGCTGCCGCCAGCTGTCTCCATTCAACACCTTTCGGTTCGTACTTATCCGGAATGTTCGAAGCTTCTTCATGTTGACTTATCAGAAGGAGTCGAACCTTCTGGGGGCATAATTTCATTTACTAAGGATACACAACAAAACTGAGTTCGGTTGCTTCTCGATTTAAGAGTGTATGGAGCGGCGTAAGGAACTCGAATCCTTAACAATCTGAGTGGAAGTCAGAAGCGCTACCAGCTGCGCTACGGATTCTCCCTGCGTTCTCATAAAATTATTGTCCGGTTGTTTGACCCAGAGGAGAGCCGGACATCACTCAAGAACCACACGATTTACCAGCCTAGGCTGAACGTCGCGGAAACAACTGTAAGATAGGAAGGCCGCCTACTTGTAACAACTCTACTCAACTTAACGATAATGAGCATGTAGCTACAGTATTCCCTTCATATATCCCTTTCGGGATTCGCAGCATCGGCGTATTTCTGCTATCTATCGAAATTGGCAGGATGTGGAAGAATTGAACTCGCCGACCGGCTCATTACAAGCGAGCTGCTCTCCCACTGAGCTATGATGACGGCAAATCTGGTGGATCAGGTGCGATTCGAACACACAATGTTTATACCCAGTGGGGCCGGATTTACAGTCCGGTGATGCACACACCTTAGCATCAACTGATCCTGAATTTGGCGGAAGATATCCGATTCGAACGGATGGAGGTTTATTGAACCTCGACGGTTTTCAAGACCGTTGCCATAGACCACTCGGCCAATCTTCCAGAGAAGTACCGACACAACACCCGAAGTCCACCTGATATGCTCCAAACATACCCAACAAACATTACATCATGTACCATCGATACTTCAAATGTGGCGAACCGTGGAAATTTCGAAATTCCGACCTGTTGGTTAACAGCCAACTGCTCTGCCTCTGAGCTAACGGTTCATGAACCTTATTTAGTGTAACTTTATGGGTGACGACTGGGTGTATTTGAACTCGTAGCTCACACTCTTAAATGAATGAAAGATAAGGTTAACCAGTCGTCACCCATAATATCACAAATTATATGTTCTATCGAGGAACGCTTCGGTTACACGATGCTTTCGATCCTCTTCACAACAACGTTTTTCAAACTCATCAAATCGTTCCTTTACACGGCACAAATCTTCTTCGGTGACAGTCATATGTTTAGCTGCTTCTAACAACTGTTCAAGTTTCATTCTCTGACCACCGATAACAAAGCTAGGACCGAAGTCCCAGCACAGAACGCATTTATGAGCACAGCACCAACAGACCACAAGATTGAGCGATTTCAATGTAGTCGGACTCTAGTAACAAACAAGAAACCCAACCTTCTGAGTCGTCAATAGTAAAGATTTCGTAAGACTTACCACCAAGAACCACAGTAACTTCTTCGCAATCATTAACACCAGCAGCAAGAAACTGAACCAGCGGATGATCCTGAGAAGACTCTTCGCAGTTAACAAACACCACAGGTGAGTTCCACCACTTAGAAGCACGAACTTCTGGAGTCGCGGTTTCGTCTATTTCACCCCAAAATTGATTAAGAACTTCTTCGTAACCAGCAAACACAGGTTTCGGTATCATAATATAAACTCCACAACCCGAACCAGTGAAGCTATTATCAGTCATTTGTGTAATAAAGTAAAGAAGTTTCTGAAAGAATTACCGAACACATAGGCTACAGTGGACGTCTCACCTTGACCAAGCAACGGCATGACCCGTTGTAATTCCTTTGTCGATCCATTTATCAGATGGGGACAATATGTGTTCGGTAAAGTAGTGGTGACCCACGGTTCGATTTGAACGAACGACCAATCGCTTATGAGGCAACTGCTCTTACCGCTGAGCTACGGGGCCAACTTTGATGATAACTCTCTCACTGAAAACTATCATCAAAGTTCAGGGATTCTCTCATCCCTGTAGTCACACCACTTTCTTACTTTCGATGATCAGTCGGTTTCTGATGCAGGTGTCGCTGTTAGCGGTTGGTAACTCTTTACGCGGCGCGGCCTGCGACCTTGTATAGGGAGAGAACTCCATCAACTTCTTGATGTTCCGGTTGAGTTTTTATATCTCGACGTTACCGTCAAAATCCAGTGGGTGTGAAGAGGCTTTCTCCGACTTTGGTAACTCCCGATGTCCACCCTGCACCGGAGCCGCTTGGAATCTGCGCCGACTCTGTATTACCAACCACACCAACGACTATACTTACGAATAGTGTTGTAATGGTCTGGTTCAAAACCTTCGTAATCACCTTCAACTAACACACGATGACACTCTTGACGAATGTAAGACCGAGCACCTCGAAGGCGAGTTTCTTCTTTAACAGGCTTACTATAGATTCCAGTACGCCAACCATTATCGGTACGAAACTCGCGCAGAAGTTTAGCAGTTTCCGCATCGTATTTAGCTTCATACTCTTTAACAAGTTCTGGACTGTCTGGGTAACGCATCCACAAGTGAACATACTTCCAATGGTTCTTAGAAGGAAGTTCTAAGTTGGTTACTGCGTTCTTACGACGAATAGTCCTGGACATGATTGCTTCTCCGATTGATTAATTCAATGTAGAAACATATGTCACCTCCGTAATTAGAAAATCATTGTTACTTGTAGTAAGTCAGCGAGTTCAAATAATCACAGAACCCAGGAATGAACAAATATTTAGCAACATCATTAGACTTAGACTGCTCATCAAAGCTGATGCATGAATCCAGCATGACATGATGTTCTTTAACATCTGACGACTTCAAAACTGCAATTTGAACCGGTTCCATCTTACGAACATACATCGCTAATTGTGGTGGAATCATTTCTAGATGTTTGATAATAGCATGGTCGAAGCTGACAGCAGAAATGATTCCGACCAAGTTACCATATTCTGAGTCAATGACGTCTTCGTTTGGTTCGAATGAATAACCGAACACATAGGACTCTGGGAACACTTTCTGTTCCGCCATCCGAAGTTGCAGTTCTTTGTGATACAGACCATTTTCGAATTGGTGTGGACACAATAGTAACGAATCTAATTTTAGCATAATATAAACCTCACGTAGAGTGACTGAACCAACAACATAATGATAGGTCATTTGTTCTTAGAAGTAAAGGACCGAATTCGCGATTTCTTCCAGAACATCACCATGACACACCTTTGGTTTACAACAACACACAAGGTCTTTACCAACCAGCTCAGACTGAATTTGTTCCAATAGCTCTGGGTTAGCGAACACATACTCCCTGAACCTTTCGATGACTTCAGTTCGGGTTCCGTCAACACCAATCTTGAACGGGTTCCCGAACTTAGAGGGACGCATGATATTGATTGCGTCCCTCGGACATCTTGGGTCAGATTTATTCCAGACCGTCAGTTTCATCACCGTTGAGGTAATAGTCGATCCAACCCTTAAAGTCTGGGAAGACACCAAACCCCTTACCGAAGATTCCAACCAAACAAACATATTGATCTTCGGACAATTCTTGGATATCAAGTGCAGCAACAAACTCACTGATGGGTTCGTCTTCCCACCCTTCGTTGGTACCGAAATCGAAGGATACTTCCACCGAACAATCTCGAACCGATTCGATCAGGTTCATTTCAGATTCAGTGAGGACAGCGAAGCCCTCTACTGAAAATTCATCCGCCCAGTCTTTATCAAACTTTGCTAGGAAGAATTTACTCATCAATTAACCTCCGAACTTACTGGTGGCTTCCAGAGACACGAAGTAACTCAGGTCGACATCTTTCTGAGTCCAGCGAGAAATTCGCTTCTGACTAATCTCAACTTTGTAGCTACCCTGACGCAGCTTCTGTAACAGTTCAGAGCGGAAGATCATAGAGAAGGTCGCTTCTGGAAGTTCTTCAGCATCAACATCATATACCAGTCGGTTAGAACTTGGGTTCTTCAGATCCAGGGCAGTGACTGTCAGCTTACCTTCTTCGTTAGACACAACGATGTCTGGTAACTGTAACACAGCAGCACCCTTCAGTAACTCGGTCAGAGCTTCTGAAGACAGATCGAAACTAATGTCCATCGCTGGTGCATTGATTTCTTTGGTTGGGGCAATGATCACAGTTGGATCAGAGTAAGCGTACTTCACACGGCTGCGACCAGAACCAACGTACACAAACTTGTCTTGGAAGTCCAGCTCGGGCTCTTTGAACAGAGACAACACGCTCAAGAACTCAGACAGGTTGTAGAACGCACATTTCGGTAAGTTTTCTTCTACCGTTGCATTAACAAAGATGTTACGCATGACGGACAGAGTAGACAGTTTGTTACCACCCTGAATGACAATACCAGGATTGATAGAAGCACAGTTTTTCAGAATGTTTACAGTGTTTGGAGATAATTTCATTAACAGATTTTCCTTGAGGGAATGATGGAGACAAAAAATTTAGTGTAGAGATTTCTACAGATTATTAGAGTAGACCCAGTCGTACTCACCTTCGAACGCATTGTCCAGCTCGAAGGTTCCATTGATAATGTCGTTCACCATCACCGCTTCGTCGTGATGTAATGACATCATCAACTTCTCGAACAGATTGATCACCTTCTGATCTGTCAGATGATCGAACCCATGACCCACAGTGAAGTGAACCAACTTGTTGAACTCTCGATGAAGGTTGGTACAAGTGCGACCATATTCTTCACGATCAAAGATGACAGGACGATCCTTCAAACAGTCTCGGAACTGGACACCCGAGGTCACCAATCGGTACAATTTAGAAACAGTTGGGGTACGGTTCTTGAAGTAAAACTGTTTTCGTTTTTCTGGATCAACGATTTCATTCAGACGGATGATGTGTTCACCGACGTATAACATTAGCAACTCCTAAATCAAAAGTCTGATACGCTTTGTGCAAGAAGAGGCATCTTCTTCTGAACCAAATAGTTCATGAACTTCATACCACGCATTTTGGACGGAGAACCAAGTTCATCAAATCGGTCCAGAATGGATTCACGTAATTCTGAAGGAATCTCATCGAAGTCGATCAGCTTCTTGTTGCGGTAGTAATTTCGAACTGCGTCTTCACCAAAGGTGTCTCGGATTAGTTCTGGAATGTTTTCAGAAGCGAAGGCTTCATCAAGAAACTTGTCAGTAATCGGTGGCTGACGTTTCTTGATGACAATTGCGTTATCATCAGAACGAATGTTGGGAATGCCGTCGCCCTTGTCGCCCTTGATCAACTTCTCAATCAGTAACTTACGACCATCAGCTTTCATCTCCTTTTTCAACAAGGAACTCCACTGACGAACATTCGGATATTTCATCAACTGTTGCATGTCTTTATCTGGACTGATGATCAGGATCGGTTCTGCCGTGTGAAACTGTTTCGTCAGTACACCAATGATGTCATCACACTCTGCCCCTGGAACTTGTATCACTCGACCAGGATACACTTCCACCAGTTCCGCAATGATTTCTTTCATGTAACCGAAGATTGTTGTCCAATCAATATCAGACTCTTCGCGTTTTTCTCCTCGTCGAGCCTTGTAATAATCGAACACAGTTTTGCGCCATGAGCTGGAGTCGATAGTAACAATCGTTTCACCATACTTCGCTTTGTGTTTATGAACATACGATCTGATCGTGTTCAGAGACAGGTGTCTCAGAAGATCAATCGTTGGAGTCTTGAGATCTTTCGACGAGGCATGAACTGCCCCATGAAAGATCGGACTGAAGTCAAATAGAATCATGAAGTTTCCTAGAGAACGCCGAGTCGTTTCAGACTGACGTAGGTTTCATTAGCACTCGTATGTTTGATGGCGTTTCCACCACCCGCAATGAATGCGTCAACTGATACATGATAATCGTCAATCAACAACATATGAGGTGCGGCAAGATCACCCTTCTCTTTACTGTGCATTACACCGTAAAGCGGATATTTGTCCAGACCATGTTTTTGCAACCACACCAGTTTTTGGTCATACACCTGATCGAACCACTGATGGGTACAGGAAGTTAAGAACGCAATAGAGTGACCGGCTTCTTCCAACATGACCATAATCATTCGCATCACTTCAAAGTCCGGAAGCGGATGTAGATCCTCGAACAACTTCTTCGGAACATATTCTTCCAAAAAGTCGTCGATGACGTGTTGGTTTCTTCCTATACACTCCACACCAGTGAACTCCAATACTGCGCGTTCGAAGTCCACGATAGTTCCGTCCATATCGAATAGGAACGTTGTTATTTTACCCAAATTGATTACGCTCGTATAATGATTTCGTGAAGATCGGCTTCCAGAGATGTCATGATCCCACGAAGCTGTTTGATCTGTTTGGAGGTTTCAGTAGCAGCGCCAACGATGTCCAGAAACTTGGTGGACATATTTACTTTTCGACCAAATGATTGTAAGGTTTCGACTTCACCAAGTAGTAGTTTCAAACTTTCCCGTTCTTGGCGATTCATGGAGTACTTTAAACGATCGTTAGCAGCTTCAGAGGTAGATTTCAAGTTAACAATAGCACGCTGAACTTTAGAATGGAACTGAGACTTACAAGACTGGAATGACATTGTAGCAATACCTCTATGTAGCTGATGGAACCAACCGATAGAAGAAGTATGCCTCAAATGAAGAGAATAGTAAAGAGGTTTCTGGAGGGGAATTTACCCCTCCATTTTCAATAACTTACAGTTCGTTGATGGAGAATTTGAACTTGGTTTCTTCTGGTTCCTGAACTTTCAGCTTCACTGACAGAATTCCACGTTCAAATGTACAATGAATATCCTTCACACTGATCTTACCAGACATCTTGTAACGACGAGTCCAGCTGCGTTTTGCAATACCATGTTGAATGAAATGAACCTGTTCTGGAATTTGAGCTTTCGCCACCTCACCCTTCACAACCAGAAATTCATTCTCGGCAGTGATGGACAGGTCTTCTGGACTCCAGCCTGCTAGAGCAAACTCTAACACATTGGTCTTGTCCTCGAGGACGTAGAAGTTGGTTGGTGGATAGGAATCGTTTTGAGTCGAGGAAATCAAGTTACTATTGAAAATCAGATCGAAGATGTCGGTCTGTGGACGTTTGGCTTGTTTCAATGGATCTTGATTAACACGACGGTCTTGCTGTGACATTATGTAGTCCTCTCTTAATTAAGACAAGGGATTGATAGAAGTGGCGACCTCTACTGAGCATCGCCACAATTATTTATAGTGATGAAATCATCGTAAACCCTTGATCTTTGACCAAGTTGATTCGATGCTGAGAATTGTCAATCACTTCTTGCTTATGACTTACCACAAATGTGTGAGTATTCGTTAGTGAGGACAACATCTCAATCGCTTTACTCACGCCGTATGAGTCCATGTTCTCAAAGAGTTCATCGATGACCAAAATGTTGGCTGAAACTGAATTCTTTATCTTGGCAATTTCACGGAACGCCAACGTAATGGCGAAGTCAATACGAGCACGCTCACCCTTACTGAATGATGCGTAAGAAAACTCATCACGATATCGTGACCGGATGACCTCATTGAAGTTATTGTCAAAATTGAAACTGACCGCAAACTCGAAGTTCTCAAGATAGTGGTTAAGTATCTTATTGATGGTTGGGATGTATTTGTCGATGATCTGAGTCTTGATACCGTCGTCTTTCAGCAACTTGGCGCAAACTTGATAGTCGTCTTCTCTAACCATCAACTTACTCATCTTGTCGGACATGTTGACTTGTTGTTTAGCCATGGTCTCGTAAGCAGCACGTTCACGGTCTTCTTCATCAGCCGACTTATTCAGAATCTCTTTACTGTGTCGTTCCAACTGTTGGATATATTTCTGGTTAGAACTAACTGAGGATGTCAGTTGAGTAATTTCTGATGACAGATCTCGAACTTTGGTGTTTGTGTCAGCAACCTTCCGCAACACATCTAGAAGTTCATCCATCTGACCAGTTGCTGATTGGTGAACGGATTCCACCTCTGACATCTTTGTCGTCTTGGTGTGGATCATGTTGTTTCTGAGTTCTTCGGTTATCTGTTGAGAGCAGACCGGACAATCTTCATGAGTGCTAAAGAAGTCGATATCCTTTGTCAACCGATCTTTCGCAGTAGTCACCTTACCCAACACCGTTTGTATTTTACTCTTTCGGGTTCTGAGCTCATCTATGTCGGGAATTGACGAACTCAACTCGTTCATCTGTGAGGTTAGTGATTGGATTTCATCTAATCGTTTAGCGATCGTTTCATTAGCCTCAGCGATCTTCAGCTCATTACTTTCGATCAGACTCAAATCCTTCGCTTTCAGAGACTCAATTTTTGAGGCGTGAGACCGAAGTTCAATTTCCAGACCGTTCAGTTTGGTTTGAACCCGACTCTTCAGTTCTTTGATTTCTGATCGCTTCTCTGAAAGAACATCATTCATCACAGAGAAGACCTGAATGTCTAGCAACTCTTCAATGATCGCTCGACGTTCTTTACTTCGCAGCTCCATGAAAGGAATGTAGTCAGACACCGACAATATGACAATTTGCTTGAACGACTTCAGGTTCATACCAAGAATGTTAGACTCAAGTATCTGTTGATAGTCTCTAGATGCTGCCTCTTGGTTCAACAACACCCCATCCTCGTAAATTTCAAAGACATCGGGTTTGATTCCTCGGCTGACTTTGTAATTCTTCCCACGAGTTTCAAATTCGATTGTGACCAAACAACCACGTCCATTGATGGAGTTGATCATCTGTTTCTTATTGATGTTGCGGTAAGCCACACCATACAATACATAGGTCAGAGAATCGGTTACAGTTGCAGTCTTACCATTACCATTAGAACCGGTCACCATTGTCACCGGATTCTTGTCCAGTTGATAAACTAGAGGAAGATTTCCAACCGAGAAGAAGTTCTGCATCGTTAGGGTTTTAAACTTAATCATTCTAACATTCTCCGACTAGATGCCTCTGCGTAGATTTCTCTCATAATTTTCATGACACGAGTCGATTGTTCATCGCTCATCGCTGTGGTGTTAACGTATTCGTTCAGGATGGTCATGGTGTCCGCCTTGAACTCTTTAATGTCTTCTTCGGAGGTTTCTTCTGATGATGAGAACTCCACAGAGTCGTGCTCAACAATCTGAACGGAGTAAGCACCACGATCGGTCAACTTCTGAACGTATCGTTCCAGTAAGTAAGGATTCTGTTTCTGAACAACGATCACCTTGATCATCATCAAAGTTAGATCCCAAGCATCTAGATACGTCAGGTCATCGTATGAGTTCTCAACATCATCGTAGTATAGTTTTTGAAACGGACTGAATGGATTGACAACCATCTCGAAGCCACCAGTCTCAGTGTCCAGCACAGTGAACCCACGGTCTTCACCATGATCACCCCAATTGAACTGATTGGTGTTACCGATGTAATGAATCTTACCATATGAGTTCTTGTGATGGAAGTGGCCCGAAAATGTTGCTCTGAACTTATCGAACAGATTAGATTCCTGACCATGATCGGCTCGGACCCCCTTCAACATCTGAGCACCCTTGATCTCCAGATGTCCAAGAATGTAATCAGAAGAAGTTGTATTCAGAAAGTCCTTGGCCGCATCTATACCGTTCTTCGTGATCCATGGAAGCACACCAAACACAGTCCCATCCGGAGCAGTCAGTTCAGTTGGATCGGAATAGGTATAGATGTTTTTCTTACCTTCCAACAGAATACCAGAATTCAGTTCTGTGGTGGAGCGAAGATTGGTGTCATGATTACCAATCAACAAATGGAACTCAATGTTTCTGGCAGCAACCGGATCGATGACACAGCGTTTGAGCTGATAGACTGCTGGATAAGATATTCGAGTTCGGTTGTCGGTCAGGTCACCGAGGTGATAAATGTGAGTGATACCGAGGCGATCTATCTCGCCCCAGAACCACTGAAAGAATCGTTCGATATTGTTGTACTGGACCGGATGATCATTCGCACAACCAATATGAGTGTCTCCGAGTAAAACTACTTTCAATCTTCCGACTCCACTTTGAATACATTGTAGTAAGCCATAATCACACCATCGTCAGAGTTCTTCTTGAACAGATAGTTGAAGACCTTACAATTGGGGATGATCATGACGGAACTTGGTGGCATGTGAATGGTATCCTTTGTAGCACAGATAATCACTTCCAGAACATCATCAGTAGTGTTATATAAACCAATCAGATCTGAGTCGTTTTCAATTGTTGGTTGTAGTTGTTTCACCAAATTGTAGTCAACCGAATCGTAACCATGGAACGCACCATACTCTGTCATCTGTATGTATTGGTTGACCGAGTTCAAGACATGTTCCTTGATCGGTTCCTCTGTCAAGACACCCTGAACCAGTTCCTTCGTGAGTACATTCTCAAAGACGACAATGAATTTTTCCAGTTCCATCAGTTTTCCTCTACAAACAATTCATCAAGCGGAGACTCAAATTTTACTTCTTCCTTCTCAACTTTCTCGGATGGAGTCTTGTCCAGAAACTTGAACTCAATCTCATGATCATTTCGATCAAGGAACTTCATCAGATACTCTTTCTGAGAAGAGGTCACTGTCTCATCATGTTCTAAGGTTTCAAAGTAGTCCAATGCGCCATCTTGAATCAATTTGATCTTGGCGTACAGGATCTTCTTCTCTTTAGTAATTGTACCAATGAATGAGTAGTGAATACACTGAGTGAAGTATGCCAGTGGATTTGAGAATCGGTCTGGATCAAAACTCGGGAAGGCTTTCACTGCGTTCTCAATCCCCTGAAGAACCATATCAGATCGGAAGGTGTAGTTTCTGAAGTTTGGTCTGAGGGAGTATCGTTCCGCAATAAGCATCAGAATCTTTCCAGCAGACTCTGGAATTCTTGGCCGAGGTAATCCGGAAGCCAGCGCCTCTTTACACGCAACATTCCAGTCCTTGATGATCTGTAAGAACTCTTTGTTGTTTACGTAATGTTTCTTGTTCTTGGGTAGTGTCGTCATGGGGATCTTCTAAATAGGCTGGGCGAATGTAGCCCACAAATATGAAGGACACAACAAATGAATGACGACAAGATCAAGGCGTTCTACAAATCGAAAACGATCATTTTCTCAATCTTGGTGGCCATCTTTGGTGTGCTACAAATGAATCTGGACATTTTGAAGGGACTGATGACAGACAAGATGTATGGGATCGCATTCATTGTCATCAGTGTGATAGTAGCAGTACTCAGAGCGATTACAACAACCGCAGTAGTGGTGTCAGCACCAACAGTAACGTCAACAACCGACACCACCAATACTCAATGAATAATTGAGCCATCCGGAGGAGCAATTTCAAGTTCCTCCTCTTCTTCAATTTCCGCAACGGTCTTTCGATACTCTTTACAATAGGTCAAGTACCGATGAATACTTCGTTCATTCATTTCTAGTAGAAATTCAATATCGTTCAAACTGAAAGAGAAGAAGTCATCAGTAGAAAACAGTGACAGAGGGGAGTAACGTACAACGAGGGAATCTGTTACATTATACATAACTCTTATTGGAAAGTAAAGAGTTGGAAGATCTTTATTTTCTCCCAACCAATACAACTGACCAACCAACTCGAATCCTGTCTTGGTACGTAGATGATAGAACCCATCAAATTCGGGTTCTGCTTTAATTTGTTTGGTCAATTGACTAATCCTTCACGAAGAGTGGAACCTTTCTCATTTGAACATCGAACTTCTGTTCACTATAGAAATTTAGTCGTTCCAACGCATGCTTCCATGCGTAATTCTCGTGTACTGCGGTTTTTGGTTTGATTCTCATGTCGTCAATGATATCAAACAGCGTGACCAATGTTTTACTCTTGTGTAAACGTAAAATACGGCCGATAGACTGAATGACTCGGGAGTAAGATTTGGTTGGAGATCCGAAGATCAACCAGTTCAAAGTCGGAATGTTTGCACCTGTAGATAGACATTGAAAATTCGACACGATGATCGCATTGTCATAGTTGTCCATATCTAGGCGAATTTCTTCTCGAACCTTACCCTTCACTTCACCCGTAATGTAGAACACAGGTCGATCACCAGCCATCTCTTTCAACATCTTCAACAGCGGTTTGGCATGCTTGTCCACCTTATCAACAAGTATCAGACCATTACCCTTCTGTGACAGAGCCATTTTACAGATGAACTTGTTTCGATCTTCGTTTGTGACGATGTAGTCTAGTTCAGCAGAGTAGTCGTTGATCTTACGTTGTTGATTACACACCTCAGGTGGATATTTGATTAGCACACCCTTGATGTCCAGTTCCGTAACAGAACCTTCGTCCATCAATTCCTTGGTGGTCTTCGTAATGTGAGACTTACCAAACATACCTTCCAATGTAAGTACATGGGTCTTAGAGTTCTTAACTGAACCAGAGAACCCAAACCGATACTCCGCATTCTTACACTTCTCACAGATGGAGGTGAAGCCTTTGGATTCAGACAGATGCGCTTCGTCCACAATCAAACAACGGAACTGTTCGAAATATTCCTTCGGCATCTTATGTAACGATTGCCATGTCGAAACAATGATCTGAGATGATACGTTTTTCTCTTGACCAGCAAAAATGGTGTGAATTGGATCAGTCTTCAGCCAGTCGATATCAGTTGAGAAGTAGTCACACAGATCATATGCGAATTGGTTTACCAAGTTGATGTTTGGGACCACAATCAGTACTTTCTCTTGCGGATCAAATATTGTCTGTAAATACCGAGCAATTCCTGAAATAATCGCCGACTTTCCGGATGATGTTGGGGAAATGCATAACATTCTACGCTTAGATAGACCACGTTGAACCGCATCAACCTGATAGTCCCTCAATACAATCGGATTACCCTTGGATGTGAAGTTTAGACTGTCAATGAATGTCCGGGTTTCATCTAACGATATTGGGTAAGATTCTAGTAAGGACGGTTCAACTTCAACTCGATATCCACACTCTTTACAGAACTCAATGACACGATATAACAAACCACGGAGAATCAGTCCAGTGTTTGGGTTCCAAAGTGAAATTTTTCCATCCCAGCGCTTAGATTTATATGCAGGGTGAAACCGATATCCGTCAGCGTAGAATTGAAAATATTCTAGTAACTCTCGGGCTTCTGATCTGTCATCTGGAATGATATGGATGTGGACGTTGTCGTGGTTTTCGATTTTGAACATGAGGGAGGTCGCTCGCAGGATCATAATAAGATATGACCATATTTAGCGCGAAGCGACCATACACAAAATCTGAAAACCACACTACCGAGTTATACTTAACAGCAAGACCATAGAACAATCGTTAACAACGAGGAGACACTCATATTGATCGGCACCAAGGAATCGTGCAGTGGTCTTGCTATGGACTAATAAGGAGGAACTAGAACGTAACTTTGAGCTGATACCTCATATTTCGAATGATATCCGACAAAATAGACCGCCAAGTGTTACCGTAGGTCATAGACAACTCCAGCTCAGAGATGAAGTATTGAACGGTCATCTCTCCTCGAACCATTCGGAGTTCATACATGTCGTCACGCTGCTCAATATGGAACGGACGATCAGTCCCATTCCAGCGTTGGAGTGTGTCGGTCAGGTTTCGCTTCATTGATACTCGATGTCTCCTTCTACTGATTGTAAATGATGAGACTCAAATCTAACAACAGTTTCAAACGGAAGATTTCCACCACACATCATACAGTGACCGAATGTGTTCATCAGAGACCACATCTGAAACTTGGTGAACCCGTCTTCATCCACTACCGGTTCGGTGTACTCAGATAGACTAGGGTATGATCTGTAGAGTTCGTCATGTTCCCTGCGCAGGATAGATCTTCCCAACGGAGTCAGTTTAACCCAGACGTAGTGATTGATGTTGAATTGTTTCATTCTACGAGCGACCCAATACGGCGACGAGCTTCTTCTAGTGAATCGGCGTCATTCAGAATCATTTCTACGACAGCAGCAGATAGCACGTTGGTCTGTTCTAGTTCTTCTGTCGAAATTCCAATACATGCGTTATGAGAAGCAACAATACGACGCATGTCATCAGCATGGATACAAACAGACCGGTCAACCAATACCATTCTTGGACCAGCATTGTACACCCACGGACTATATGGTTGAGATCCGGATGCTGGTGTGGGATCTACACGACCATAGACCCAAAGTGTTGTATCATTCAATGAGTAGTTCCTTAACATTGATACGCAGATCATCTCGAGAGTAGGGTCTAGCTTTCCATTCTTTACATCCAGGAACACCAGACCCACCACGAGCATCGAACAGTTCACACAGACCAGAATATCCGTCAGAAAACCGAACCTTCTGCCAGTGTTGACATCCACCGCATCGTTTCTTCATAGAGGATTAATATGAGATGTCACAGTCACCAGAGACTGTGTGAGCCTTACCGTCTTCTTTGGCTACGAAGTAGTAACCATCAGACTGTTCTTCATTGGCGATCTTGCCGGTAGAGTGGTAGTCCGCGATCAACTTCCCACCAGAGTAACATTGAACATGAGCAGATGAACCCAGAGTAGTCAATTTACTGAACTTCGCATCAGTACAAGCAGTAGTAGACAGTAACATCACAAGAGCGATTGGCAATAATTTCAAAACAGATTTCCTTCAATTGAGGATACAGAATGTTTCGGCTCGATCTAACCAAAGAACACCATCATTATGACGAAGTTCTTCAATCATCTCGGGTCGAAGTTGAACTGGATAGAAGTCTCCAGCATGTGAGAAACACGAGTAATCACCATGAACATGACCGTTCGCTTTACTCGCAAAGCGCAGACCATCAGCTTTGTCAATACAGACAATGTAACCATCGGGACGTTGACCCCATCCCTGTTCGAACTCAGTAACCGTTGCGATGTAACCAATCATTCAGAAATCTCGTCAACTTCTTCGATTCGGCGACATGCGATTCTGAACACCAACCGATCAATCTTACCCGTATCGGTATTCAACATGTCGTCAGCGAACCACTCACACAACCCATGACCATCATGAATGACCACAACAGCGTCTTCAGATGCTTCATTGAACAACCACTGCGGTCCGAAGACGGGAATGTATTTCTTCATTGTAGCAGATCCTTCGGAATTTCCATATGGGATCCAACCAAGTAATGAATAACAGCAACACAAACTGCGATCAGTGGAGTTTCAAAAGCATGAGTGTAATGTTTCATACCTGTCGTTTCGGGTTTGATTGCGGCAATCCAATCGGAAGGACCAGTATCTTGGTCAGAACCATCAACCTTCCAACTCAATACCAGACTGATACCGAATCGTTCAATCAGCGGGCCACAGTATTCCCAACCAGTGGAGTAATTACAACCGGTATGATCGACGTTATTCTTGAACCAAGTTCGTTGAGATGTTGAACCGATAGCATATTCAACAGCCCAATCCAGCGCAGCACCCCGCAGATGTTGAACCTCAGCAAACACGAACTCCGGTTTTAAGTCGTCTTCATCTTTGATTTGGTCAATCAGCCCGAGATACTTCTTGTGAATGAAGAACCCAAGAGGAGAAGCATTCTGAACTGATACACACAGCACGTCAGTACCGGTCAAGTTCAGCACACCGAAGCCGACCCAACCAACTGAGAACGTTTCAGTTTCTGCTTCTGGAATGGTCGATGTCAATGTGAAGTTACCATTGAGTGAATGATCCCACAGTTCGCAATCATTCTGGTCACCATAGATACATATGATATCCTTAGTGGTTTTCGCACCGAGGTAACTCCGAACATTTGTGGACAATGCATCGAAATGTTCTTTCAGAACAACATCGGTCATTACCATATATTTGTTCATACAATGTAATTCCCAGGAAAGGCGGTGACTAGACAACCAGACTCAGACCGAACCCGATTCAGTCCATTGTCAGATAACCAACACGGAACAGGTTCGTCAACACTCATGTCGAGTAATGTCCCATAGTCCAAGATGAAGTCTTTGTTGGTTCCAATCAGAACCATACCATCCATATCTTCATCAGTTACAGATGAGATCCATCCAGAATGATTGAAGTGAACATACAGATCACCAACTTGAATGGTGTCGCCGAATTCCTTCAGATTGTCTTTCACACAAAGCACTAGATCTTCAGGAACAGCCAGATCTTCAGGAACAGCCAGATCCCAGTTGTATCCTGGATCATTCAACTTCAACCAAGCAAGACATTCTTCGGTTGTCAATTCATCAACATGTTTCTGTACACACATAATCATAGACCTCGCATTTACTACATGAGACGAATCATACCTCAAGATTTTCTAGAAGTAAAGTAACTTTCCGCATGTTGAATCAAGAAGTGAAATGTTCCATTACGACTCTCTTTAATCTTTTCAATCGAACGTTCAGTCAGTGTACACTCATGAATGATCACATATCTGTACATCGAACGAATAGATTGAGATGTCAAACCAACAACCATACCCATGTCATCAGTCAAAGCACAGTAACCTTGTGTCAAGTCAACTGATTCCACGTAACGAGTTAGATGCTTGGTTTCTAGAACAGGTTCAGTGGTGATCTGACTCAGGAACTCTTCGATGTACTTCACAGTTGAGTCTTTCAGAGTACAAGAACGAATGTCTACTTCAATGTCGCCATGATACTTACAGATGTAGTTCTTCAGATAGTCAATGTTCAGACTGATCAATTCAGTACCTTCAACTGTTGAACAGTAACCTTGTGTTGAATTACTCATGATGAATACCTCACTTGTTGAACATATGACCAAGTATAGATTAGTTGTGTTACAAGTAAAGATATTTCTTGTTGAACAATCAACCACGGGAACGTAGTGAGCGTAGCGAGCAATTCATCAGACCCAATCAAACCAAAGGGATCCCAGGATAAAAGCCCCGCTACGCTCAGTCCCCAAATCCTCAGAGTGAGATCCGAAGGATCGAATAGCCTTTCGACTCATATGTTATAATGAATAACAACAAGTAGTAATGAATGATACGACTGATGGTCCCTTCGGGACGTTCGCTTCGCTCACCTTACTGATTTCTTTTGAATTTGATTATCAATCTATTGATACTCAGGAAATGCTGGGTGCTCTTCGGCTGAACACCAAAAAGCTACCCAGCAAGACCTGAATACCAATAGAAGTTCTATTGATTCTCCGGAGCCATCCTACGGGTGGTGATATCATGTCTATCTTCTAATATAGAAGTCTCGCAGGGGTCAGGCTGTCAACGAGAATTTCAACATGTCTTCGAACTGGCGCAGGAATGATTCAACAATATCACTTGCTGAGGTTCCTTGTGAGTCGGGAATTAGGTCAACCGGAGCTCACTCCTGTTGTTTACTTCAAACTGTATAGTGTTTTTCGCTTGAATTGGACAACTTTTTCATCTTTTATTAGAGTCAGTGCGGAGGAAACACAAGCATTGACTGTGAGATTGACCGTCTCTATTGAAAGGCGCGGATTACTCACGACAAATTGTCAGTACAGAGAGGATGAGAAC